GAGGAGGTTAATGATGATACAAGAACTATACAAACAAAAATGGTCCTTGGAGTTGAAGTGGCAACAGGAGCACCTAGATAATAATAGGTATACTCTTGAAATGGTTAGAATTGATGACAAAGTTAAAAGAGTCATTACTGACATTAAGCTAGAAGAAGCAGCTATTGCCCACAGACAAAATCAAGTTGATGGTGTCGCTCCACAAGTTTCTGTAGCAACTTAAGTACAAAGCTACATCGCTGAAATCGCACTTTTATTACAGGCTCTCTTGCACTCTACTTAAAAATCATATATAAATAATTCACTATACATAAAACAATTTTAGATGTAGACGCGTATAGTCGACAACCCCTAGGGACTACATTTATTATATTCTAGGAGGAATATTAACATGGCAAATACTACATTTAGCGGACCGGTAAGATCAGAAGCAGGTTTTCAAGTCGCAACAAAAAATAACGTAACAGGTGTCTTTACAACTAGATACAGTTCAGCTTTACCAGATTACACTGGTTTAACTGCTGCTGCTTTAGCAACAGGTGGAGCTATTACTTTAATTAACAATCAAATTAACACTGTTAACTACACAGGTGCTGCCGTAGGTGGTGTAACTTTACCATCAGCAACAGCAGGTGATGTTTGTGTTTATGTACAATCAGTAGATACAACAGGTGGTGTTAACGCATTAACTCTTAACGCAGCTGGAACAGATGTTTGGGCTACAGGTTCAGTAATAGAATCAAGAGCAGGTGCAGCAGTGACTCACGATATTTCAACAGCAGGTGAAACTGCATTGGTTTTCACACCAGCAGCCGTAGTTACAAATCTTCTAACTACTGGTGGGACAATTGCTTTTATTTGTTACACAACAGGTATTTGGAATATTGCATATAAACTAGGTGGAGCAGGTACTGCTACAACTGGCGCATTTGCATTTGCAGCGTAATAATTAATTTAGTGTGGGCTTCGGCCCACATAATTAAAGGAAAAAATTATGTCAAACGATACAAATATAAAATCAAGATTCTTTGGTCCTAACGCAGGTAATACTCAGGTCACAGCTACGAACTCTACTAATCTTGCTGCAGAACAAGACCCAGCAGATGGTGCAACTTTTACGTTACAAACACTTGCAGGTAATGATGCAATGTGTGGTCCAGGATTTTCACAACAAATAAAATTTGTTTCAGGAGCTAATGATGATAACTCTGATGTTACTTACACAATTGTTGGAACAAATTCTTTTGGTGTTAGTCAAACAGAAGATCTTGTTGGTGGAGCCGGTGGAGTAACTGTTAATTCAGTTTTATTCTATAGAACAATAACTTCAGTGACTGGTAATGGTGCAGCAACAGTAGATGTTTCTATAGGAACATTAGCTGTTTTTTCTGCTCCTATCTTTACAGGTAGAACTAGAATAAGAGGTTTTACAGGAGTTGCAGCGGCAGGAACTTTAGAAATAAGAAGTGTTTCTACAGCTGGAACAATTGAAATGGAAACTGTAGCAGCGGCAGGAGCTTACCAACCACATGTTCCACACAATGGAATTTTATGTCCAGCCGGAGCATTTTTAGGAACTGACACTGACATTATGGATGGTGCCGGATCAGGATTAACTGTATATTTTGACGGGTAATCATCAATGGCTAACATTACTTCACAGGATTATAGCTTTGATCAAAACTTTTCTATTGATGAAATTATTCAAGATGCCTATGAACGTATTGGTTTACAAGGCACAGCAGGTCATCAATTAAAAACTGCTAGAAGATCTTTAAACATTCTTTTTCAAGAATGGGGTAATAGAGGAATACATTTTTGGGAAGTAGGAAACACTAATATTAATTTAGTTGTTGGTGCAACTTCTAATGTAGATGCAACTGACGAAGGTGCTGGTACTTACACATTTTACAGAAATGCAGTTGATAGTGCAGCAGCGGCTGCAGCTTCACCACAAGCCACAACAGTTCCTGTTGCTAATATTTTTGGTATGACAGATATTTTAAATGTTGCTTACAGACAAAATTATAATACAACTTCTCAATCAGATACAGGTTTGACTAAAGTTGCAAGAGACGCATATGCAGCAACAGCAAACAAAGCTTCTAATGGAACACCTTCACAGTTTTGGGTTCAAAGATTTATTGATAAAGTTACATTAACTATTTACCCATTACCAAACTCTACTGCAGCTGGAAATTTTCTTAGCGTTTATTTTGTTAAAAGAATTGAAGATGTAGGAGCATACACTAACGCAACAGATACACCTTTTAGATTTGTACCATGTATGATTTCAGGATTATCATATTACTTATCTATGAAGTTTGCACCACAACGAACACAGGAGATGAAGTTGTTGTACGAGGATGAATTAGCTAGAGCTTTATCAGAAGACGGTTCAGCAGCTAGTACATTTATTACTCCGAAGACATACTATCCAAATATATAATGGCTAGATTTGCAAAAGGAAGAAGAGCGTTAGCAATCTCTGATAGATCAGGAGCAGCTTTTCCATACAACGAAATGGTTAAAGAATGGAATGGATCTTTTGTACACAACTCTGAGTTTGAAGCTAAACAACCACAATTAAAACCACACCCAGTAGGAGCTGATCCACAAGGATTAATGAATGCAAGACCTGCAAGAATAGAATTTCCAGTACAAGATTTTTTATCAGAAAATCCTTTTAGTAATACAACTACAACTGTAGGGGGACAGCAGCGAGCAAATATTCTTGTTCGTCAAATTGGAAATGGTTTGATCAATGGTGAGTTTGTAAGATTTCAAGATGTTAAAACAGCTATGCAAGGGGGTGGTTTTAATCCTGCATATGGTATTGGAGACATAGAACAAAGTGCAATTTTAACAAACGATATTACAGCAACAAGTACAACAATTAATATAACACCACAGAATAATAATTATACCGTAGGTTTAAATTTTCCAACTCCAGGATTCGTGGTCATTGAAAAAATAAATGCAGTAACAGGCAGATATGAAAATGAAGTAATTTCATACACTGGAACAACAGAAAATGGAACTACTACAGGTTCTTTAACTGGATGTGTTAGAGGATTAAGTATACCGTTTAGAGGTTTTACACCTCCTCCAACAACAGCCAGTATTCATTTAGCAGGTGCTAGATTAAATGGTTCAAGACCTATTACATTAATACCAACAACATTTGTTAATGCAGCTAATACAACAATTACTGAAACAAATAGTTTTCTAGCTTTAGTTGTGTCTACACAATGGGGAGTAGGTGATGGACTTATTGTAGGTGGTGGTTTACAGTGTACATACGGCCCATTAAATGATAGAGCTTAACCCATGGCAGGATTATCAGGTTATACATATTCAACATTAGTAACAGCTATCAGAGACTATACTGAGGTTGATGCAAATGTATTAACAGAAACTATTGTTGATGGTTTTATTATGGCTGCGCAACATAGAATTAATTTAGATTGTCCTATGGACTCAGATAGATTTCAAGATCAAGGACAATTTGCAACAGATAATAATAGTATTACTATGCCAATAGGAACTTTATTTGTTAGAGGTATAGAAGTTTATAATTCGACAGCAAACGTTAATGGTCAGGGTCAATGGTTAGAGAGACGTGATCAAACTTTTATTTCTGAATACGTAGGTAACTTAACAGGAACTGCAGGTGGGGCAGCCAATCAAGATGTAACAGGATTACCTAAGTATTATTCAATGTTTGGTGGTGCAACAACAGGCGCAACAACAGCTACTTCAGGTGCTGTGTATCTTGCTCCTACACCTGACAAAAATTATCAATATATTATACATTATAATGCAATGCCCGTGGGTCTTGGTTCAGGAAACGATGGTAATTCTAGTACATATTTAAGTAACTATTTTCCTCAAGGATTGCTATATGCCTGTCTTACAGAAGCATTTAGTTTCTTAAAAGGGCCAACAGACATGTTGACACTATATGATAAAAAGTATAATACTGAACTACAAAAGTTTGCAGCGATGCAAATTGGAAGAAGAAGACGAGACGATTACACGGATGGTACACTAAGAATTCCAATCGAGTCACCGCCTCAGTAACTAGGAGATAAAATTTTATGACAATAACATCAGCAATATCCAATTCGTTTAAAGTAGAAATTTTACAAGGCGGTCACAATTTTAATGATGGCAGTGGCGCACCAACAGGTAACGCTTTTAAAATTGCTTTATTTGCAAGTGACTCAGCGGCTTTAAGTAAATCAACAACTGCTTATGCAGCACCTTCAAATGTAAACGCAGTACCAACTTCAACACATGAAGTTAGTGTAAAAACTACAAACAACGGTTCGACTAATACTGGTTATACTAGTCAGGGAGTTGCATTAACAGCATCAGCTGATCCAGTTTTATCTGGTGATACAGCTTGTGTAAAATTTAATGATGTTAGTATTACTTCAGCTACATTTACAGCAAGAGGTTGTTTAGTTTATAACTCAACTTCAGTTACAGGCTTTACAGCAAATAGATCTGTTTTTGCAATTAACTTTGGTGCAGACAAAACTGTAACTAGTGGAACTTTTACAATTCAATTTCCCGCTCAAACTGCAGGCAACGCAATAGTTCAAATAGCATAGGGAGTAAATCCTTATGGCTAACACTTGGAACCAATCCGGAACCACCTGGGGTCAAAATACTTACGGTCTTCAAACTGAAGTCAACGTTCCTATTACAGGTCTATCAATTACATCAACACTCGGTTCATTAACTTCTGCAGGTTCAGAAGAAGGATGGGGTTCCGATGCCTATGGTGTGGAATCTTGGGGAGAATCAGGAAACACTGTTTTATTAACCGGACTTCAAGCAACAACTAGTGTTGGTAGTTTATCTGCTTACGGAGAACAAGGTTGGGGTAGAGATGCCTATGGTCTAGAACCTTGGGGTGAAAGCGCTGACCCTGTTGTTAACTTAACTGGCTTTAGTTTAACTTCTACTCTTGGAGAATTTCCATATGCACAATCAACTGACGGTTGGGGATCTGATTCATGGGGAAAAGAAAACTGGGGTCAAAATGCTATAACAGCAACCCTTACAGGTTTAAGTTTAACTTCTACTTTAGGAGAATTTCCTTATGCACAAGCAGATGATGGTTGGGGTAGAGATTCTTGGAGTCAAAACTCATGGGGTATCGATGGTATTAATGTTTCTCTTACAGGTTTTGAATTAGCCGCAACACTTCCTAGTATGGGTTGGGGTGATCAAGTATTTGGTTCT